AAAAGTTAATGGGTAGGTAATTGGTAACTAATAAGGCTAGCCGTAATTAACTAAATTATGGTTAGCCTTATTTTTATGACTATCACTTATTTTTCTTTTATGTTTTTCTGATAACCTTTTACCCTTACTCCAAGGAATTTGACCTTTATTAGCAAGACTTATTTTTCTTTTATGTTCCTCAGAATGAAGGCGTCCTTTAAGAGAGTTACTAATTTTTAGTTTTGTTTCTGCAGAAAGACTTCCCCGACAACGACCTAATTTAATACACCTCATTTTTCTACGAGTTTCTTTAGTATGATGTCTACCAAAAAGAGAGTTACTAATTTTTAGTTTTGTATTTTCTGATAAATGTCTACCTAACCTATAATTCCTAATTTTTAGTTTTGTCGTTATAGAAGCCGGTCCACTATGCCCACCATTGGCAATATTATATAACTTATCACCTAGTACATTTCTATATTCTGTTATATATAATTTCTCTAATTTGTCTAATTCTTCCTTATTATCTGCATATGCTATAACTTCTACCACAAAATTATTTACCCCATAAATCTTAAGAGCCCTTTTAATAAGAAGACCACTACCATAATATTTGGAATTAAATACACCTACTTTTTGCCCAATATATAACTTACCACTTAATAAATTAATAGTTTTATAAATATATCCATAAACTACCTTCATTATTACTCCTATTTTACTGCTCCAGGCACCTAAAAACCGCTTGTTCTCCTTATAGGCTACACCTAGGCTAGGTGGTTAACCTTATAAGGCTAAAAGGTATTATACCTCTTTGGAGGCACCTAAATCCTGCCATTGTCTTAGAGCGTTTAGCTGGTCCACATAGGTAGGTATTGACGGATTGTATTCTTCTTTTCGGTTGTTTAAAAGTATCTTATTTTTAGCTTCTGAATGGTAGCAAGGAGTAATTGTTACATCTTCTTTTCTCCACACCTTTTGTATAAGTAATAACAAGTCACCTTTAGAAACGGAGGTATCAGGTGTTAAGTGATACAATCCTGAAAGGTTGGTATTCCACAGTATCTTATCTATTTGTTTAGCCAATTCTAAAGTAGTAATTCCATTCCAAAGTACATTTATATATCCATTCACTTCTCCAGTTTGTCTCATAAACCATTCAAACAATCCTGTTCCGTTGTCTTTTAATTCAGGACCAATAATAGAAGTACGCAATGTAATATCTCTGGTATTTACAATCTCACCTAAGGCTTTACTCCTACCATACCAATTCTTTTCTGTTGGCCAATCCTGTTCCGTATAAGGTCCTTTCGTACCATCAAAAATACAATCAGTACTAATATGAACTATCTTACAATTTAGACTAGCCCCCATATCCTCTAATAAATGTGGTAGAAAACTATTTAAGAAAATAGCCTTAGTAGGGTCATCCTGGGAAGGTTGTACTAATAAACCTATACAATTGATAATTACATCTGGCTTGTACTCTGCAAGGAATTCAACAAACTCATATAGGTCATCCTCTACATCAAAAGTCTCACTTTTAATCCCAGGTTCTTCCACTCTAGAAATACCTAGTACATTATACTTATCCTTTAGAGAATTAAGATAATGATAACACATACTACCAGCCATACCGCTACTACCCAAAACTACTATTCGTTTCATTTTACCTCCTTATTTTTATAATACAACTTCATTTGATTAATAAGTTTAGTTCTAATTTTTGGGTTAGCCCATCTGGCTTTCATTATTTTAGATATATCTGGTCTACTTTTACCATAAAATTTATGATTCTTACCAGTTATATCTGGTCTTTTAATACCTATCTTAGATTTACTAATTTTTAAATTACGTTCTTTTGTGTAAATTCTGTATTTGGCAGCTTTTTTCAATTTCTTGCGAATTATTTTTGCTTTAGTTTCACCAAAAATTTCTTCACATGTTTTTCCTTTACGTAATTTTCTTAAATATAATTTTGTATCCTTAGAGTGATGTTTATGATAAAAGTTATTCTTCCTACCAAAAGTATCTTTTCTACCTAACCAGGTTTTACCACCCTCACCACCATCAGATATATTATATAAGTTTCTTTTACCATATATTTGTCGGTATTTCTTAATAAATTCCTTTTCTAATTTATTTAATTTACTTTTACTTTTTGCGTAAACTATAAGCTCTAACTTGAAATTATTACTACCATACTTATTAAGAGAACGTTTTAGTAATATACCACTACCATAATAATCTGGCGCAAAAGTACCTGTCTTTTGACCTACATAAATTCTACCACTTACTAAATTAGTAGTTTTGTATATATAACCAAAACTCTTCATTTCAAAAATCCTCCCTTATTTAACATCTCCTTAATTTCTAGTTTAGTAAGAAGTACTTGACCATTAGATGTATATTGTTTTAAAGGAAACTTTGGTAAATCTATTTCTTTATTATATACTACGTAATAGTCAGAATTGTATACATAAGCATTAGGTGTTTCATATTCAGTTAATAGTACCTCATGTAACTTCTCGCCTTGTCTAATTCCCATTTCCTCAATTTTAGTTGTTTCATCACCATAATGTTCAATCAATACTTTAGCTAAATCCACAATTCTACAACTAGGCATTCTCATAACAAATAAACTTCCTGGCATATCTACTGAACTTGCTACGAAGATAAGCTTAATTGCTTCACTCAACGTAAGAAAGTATCTAGTCATTTTACTATTGGTAATAGTTACTTTATTAAACCTTTTAATCTGGTCTATAAAGTGTGGTACTACTGAACCATTACTTCCAAGAACATTACCACCTCTGATACAAGTAAATTGGGTATCTGATTTGCCATTAGCAAGTATAATAAGCTTCTCACCAATAGCTTTAGTCATGCCATACAAATTAAGTGGATTAGCAGCTTTATCGGTTGATATGTCTACTACCTTCTTGACCCTATTTTCACATGATGCTTTGATAACGTTTTGCGTCCCTTGTATATTCGTTTTAATGGCTTCATCTGGGAAGTCTTCACATATGGGAATGTGCTTGAGTGCCGCGAGGTGATATACAATATCAATGCCTCTAGTAGCCAATAACAAAGAGTGAAAATCACGGACATCACCAATAACAAAATTAAGCCTTTTATCATTGAACCTCCTTTGCATAGATACTTGTGCAAATTCATTTCGTGAATAAATCCTAATTTCTTCAGGATTGGTTTCTAATAATTGCTTTGTTAATTCATTTCCCCAACTACCCGAACCCCCAGTTATTAAGTATTTCATTTGTGGCTCCCCAAGAGTATTTTTATCACCCTATCACTAACATCTGAATACATATATTCGTTAGGTACATTCCAATGTACACCCATATCTAACATATACTTAACACCATCTACTATCTTATTACAACTTGTACCGACCAATATACTAGAACCACATTCTATTACTTCAGGTCGTTCAGTAGTTTCTCTAATAATAACATTAGGAGTTTTCAATATACAAGCTTCCTCACACACAGTTCCACTATCACTGATTATACACGAGGCATTTTTTTCTAATTTAGCAAAGTCAAAAAAACCAAATGGAGAACTAAATATAACATTCTCATCGTCTGCATTAACTGACCACTTCTTAATTTTATCAAGTGTCCTAGGGTGAACTGAACAAATTACTTTCATACCTGTACTACTAGCTAATAGTGATAAACCACCAACTATCTGCTTTAAAGTTAAATGGTCATCTACATTCTCAGCTCTGTGAAACGTAGCCAAAAAGAACTTCTTATGATTTAAATGAAGTGTTTTTAATATCTTGCTCTTTTCTATTTCTGAATAATAAAACTTTAATACTTCATATATAGGGTTGCCAGTAACATATATCTTATTCTTGGCTACACCATCGTGAAGCAGGTTTTCTTTACTTAATTGAGTATAGGGTAAGTTAAAAGTAGAAATTGAATCAATAATCTTTCTATTTATCTCTTCAGGTACACGTTTGTCAAAACATCGGTTACCCGCTTCCATATGATATACAGGAATTCCCATTCGTTCAGCTATAATAGAACATAATCCACTATTAGTATCACCGAGTACTAATATCTTATCTGGTTTATTAGTAGATAACAATTGTTCTAACTTCTGAAACATCAAACCTATTTGTTCACCAAATGAAGATGATTTTATACCCATAAATGCATTAGGTTGTCTAATGTGCATTTCATTAAAGAAAATATCATTTAATCTAGTATCATAATTCTGACCAGTATGAACTAATGTATGTTCACAAAGCCTATCTAACTTAGGTATTATCCTACTTAATCTAATTACTTCTGGGCGCGTACCCAAGATGGTTAGCAAGTGCATCTTTATTCTCCTCAATTTTATCATCTTCTTGTTTATAAGGGCTATCTAATACAACCATTATCATATTAGGTTTAAATAAATTATTTTGATTACTAATAAAACCACTCATACTCTCAAAGTAAAATCTAGCTTCAGGAAAGTCTCTAAATGTATTTTCATATATATCTGTCCACTTATGAAAAGAATTACCACCAGCAAACTCTTTATATGGAACATCAAATATTAACTTTCTTTTATATTTTAATTGATGTAAAATTGGTAGAGGATTGTCTAAATGTTCAAAAACACCACGAGAAACAATATAGTCATAATATAAATCTCTAATGATAGGACTGGTTAGGGATAAATTCAAATAAGAAATATTACTAGCTGAGTAATTTTGTTGAGCATATTGAATTGAATTAGCATCAATATCTAGTCCTAGTACATTACTATTAGGTATTTCTGAAAGTAATTTACAACCCCAGCCAACACCACATCCTAGGTCTAATATAGAAATAGGGTGACCATTATGTTTATCACTTAAAATCTCATGCTTAAAAAATTCATAAGAACTTTTATGCCTAGTAACTTCGGCGGCATCATGAGTAACACCAGGAATTAACCTTTCCCCATTATTATATATTAGTCTTTCTTGCTCGGTCATTTTACCCTCTCAACATAAATTATATGTTCAATAGCATATTGTGTTTTAGATTCTATCTTTTCTATATTGTATTTAAAGTCTTTTAAATGGTCAGTAATATCAGGTAAGTAAAAACTATAATCAGGATTACCATTAATTGTATGAGTAGGACCTTCGGATAAAGGAGTGAATAAAATTATAACCATTCTCTTCTTAAATGATTTAACAGCGTTCTCTAATATTTTCTTCCAATTGTGATTGTGTTCTAATACATGCCTAATAAATATACAATCTACTGAAGAAGTATATGTTTCTAAATCAACAGTAGCGTCAGCAAACTTACTCCAAGAACCATCTATTCCTTTATAGTTACTTTTCTTTACTAACGATTTGGCAAAAGCTAATCCACAACCCCAATCTTCAATATCACCATATCCATCTAGAAAAGCCAATCCTAATTTATAAGTTGTAGTTTCGCCATATGGATATGGTGTTTCAACTTTACTGTAATCCCATAAACCTTTAAATAACATGTTATATCCTTCCTCTGGACTTTAGATGTTCCCATAATTCATCGTCATCTTCAATCCAAATTAAATTGTTTTCATCCCTGGAACAATCATATGTAGTATTCTCAATTAATATCTTAGTACGTTCCTTAAATGCCCCTCTACATCTATCACGGTCTACTGTGTACTCATCAGATGTATATGTTTTCATGTAAAGTCTAACAACATCTATCCATCTGTACATTCTTAATATATGTTGTTTTTTATGTTTAACATGGTCACAATTAACTTCCTTCATTAAATGCCATATTTTACCTATAATAGGATTGCCACCTACCATACTTCCATTATATAGAAAGGCACCACCGTGGGGAAATATAGACCACCTAACAAACTTTCGGTTAACAAACTTAACCTGCCTAGAAGTCTTTTTAGGACAAGCCTGACATTCCTCATAGCCAATAGTTTCTAATTCAAAATCATAGGCATGTATATTATTCTTATCGCCATCTTCTGCAAATTGCCTCAGCTTATCAATTACACTAAACTCTATAAACTGGTCTGAATCCATTACTAGCACCCAGTCGTTAGAAGCTAAATCCATTAACTTTTGTCTATAGTATTCACAACTGTAATTACGTACAGTACTTAATATTGATTTATCAGTATACTCCTTTATTATATTAGGAGTGTTATCTGTACTGGCATCGTCAGAACAAATTACTTCATCCACATGTGGTATATGGTGTTCTAAAAATCTTCTAATTACCTTCTCATCATTCCAGGCTGTTACTGCTAATGTTATTTTCATTTCTTTCTCACTATTAAAGTATCCTTACCGTTCCAGTGACTCTTTTCATTAAAGTCTATTTTATATCCATATCGTTCAAAAACCGATTTAATCATATCATTTAAGTCTATTTCAAATACCACAGTTTCAGGCTTTAATTCAAATAACTTACATAAACCTTTTTCCATATCCTTCCAGTAATGAGCTACATGCATACAAAAAACAACATCTATTTTATTAGGTAAACATTCACAGGTCTCCCAATCACATTCAGTTAATGAATATTTAGAATCATCAAACCCCCACAATTTTAGTAACCCTTCGGCCACAGACAAAGGCTTTTGAAAGGTATTAGGTAATTTAGTTACATTATGTAATTCATTAAGGTCTACACTGTATGTTTTACTGGCACCATTCCTAAGAGACTGGATAGTAAAGTATCCAGTAGAACAACCTATGTCTAAAACAGTTCTACCATTAAAGTCAACCTTATCCTTTATTTTATCCCAAGTTTTAGATGTACCTCTGAAGCCTTCCACAATCCTGTCGGGATAAAGTAAGTCTTGATATGAATCTATTAATAACCCTTTTTCAAACATTTCAAAGAACCTCCTGTGGTCATGGTAATCAAAATGAAAGTTATAAGCAAATAGTCTATCTTCTTCATCATTACCAATAACATAATACTTTGTGGTATCTTTTTTATATATACTAATAATAGAATCTCTAAAAGCATTACCATCATGTTTAGCAATTACAAAGTCAGGTCTAACCCCCACGCGAACTAATTTTTGTAATTGCATCCAAGGATACATACCACTCCAAGTACCAACCCAAGTATTTGGTAAACTTTTTAAAGCATAGAATACTGCCTTAGTTGGCAAAACAAAATCACCTGGCTCATAAAAGGCACAATCTAACGTTCTATTAACATCAAATATAAATATCTTTTCAGGATAGTCATTAAACATCTTTCTTCCACTCCCCAAAGAAATAGTTATTATAAGTAGTATTAATTATTATTCTTTTCCATCCGATAAAATCATCCACTACCCATAAACATTTGTGTATATTATAATGGTTTTGGTAATAGGGAGATTTAGGGTCATCAGTATTATCGTGGTTCTCTGTCCACCATAATGGAGTAAGTAATAATATTGAGTGTCTTGTAATTCTTTTTAGTTCTTCTATCAATCTTTCGCCATGTTCAAAATCGAGATGTTCTATTACATCAATAGCAAGTACTACATCAAAACTATTATCTTCAAATGGTAATGGTAATTTATTTAAATCATGTAAAACCATCGGTTTAAACTCTTCCCATATATCTAATGTTGTAACTTGCCCTTTTATTCTACTGGATACAGTTCCATCACCACAACCTATATCTAATACTTTATCAGTAGGTTTTAAATATAAATTAATAGCCTCCATAATATTCTTGCCTACCTCATCTTTAAGTAACTTAGAAATTAAGCATGGTGGTAAATTATTAACACCGCCAGCTGTACGACTTAAAAATTCTCCTACTAATGGATGACCGGCATACCAATGAATACCTATAGTATCCCTATCTATCTTTTGGCTATCACTCATTCTAAAAATACCTTTTACCGCACTGGCATCCCAAGGATATACTGTAGACATAGGTATAGAAGCTACATTAATTCCTGGTAATTTTGTTCTAATTGTTTCTAAATCGGGATACATCTTATTTATCATCATTACTCCAACAGCCTGGTAACTATCTTTATTCCAGACTTTAGGAGATTCTTCCCATAATGATTTAAAATAAGCATTATTTGGTGAAGCCAGGAGAAAACCAATTGAATGCCCATAATTACTTATACAAATTATAGTATCTAATTCAGCATTCTCCTTTTTGTTTAATTCCATATTGTCTATTGATTTAACATATAAAACATCCATGTCTGACCATAAACCGCCTTCATTAGCTAATAAATTCCAGCGTAAGAAGTCAGATTTATGTACCTCAGACATCTCATTAGTCAAACCAAATTCTGTAAAATCTATCTTCTTTACTTCAATACCTAACTCCATTACATTATTAAAGTAGTCATCACCCTTAAAAGAATATCGTTGTTCATAACTACCCCAACTGATATCCGGTTGTGGTACGGCAGGAAAGTAAAATTTACACTGCCAGGTGGGGTTATGTTTCATAAAGGTTTTAATTGTTTGAAATTGTAAATATGATAATTGTCTACCACCCCAATAAAAATGGGCTATCTTCGGAATCTTTGTTAAGTGCCACATTGCATTACCTCCTTAGTTAAATATCTTCTCTAGCTACTTTCCAATAAATGTTAGACTTTATAACTTTAGCTGGATTGCCAGCAATTATACTATTAGGTGGAAATGTTTTACCGGTAACTACCGTACCTGTTCCAACTACTGAATCGCTTTGAATATGGGCACCTTTAAGTATTTGTAATGCTTCCCCTAGCCAAACTCTGTCATCAATGATAATATCCTTTCCTCTGTTGATTCTTTCCTTTGTGGTTAAATCCCAAATGGAATGGGAGTCTGTAGTACGCATTCTTACACTCCAAGAAAATAAACAGTTATTACCTATAATAACTTTCCTTTTAGGTTCTGATATGGCAATTTGAAATCCAGCATATATATTAGTACCAGACCCAATTTGACATAAGTTACCATCATTTTCAAAAATTATTGCTCCACCATGAAGTCCTACTCTATCTTTAAGTATTAAAGTATGACCATTACCCTTAAAATAAAAATGAACCCCTTCAATACTACAATTTTTACCTATAGTAAAAGTATTGTCATCTCCATCAAATAAGATAACTGTATTTACATTTAGTTTTGAAGTTTCATCTATATCTAAAACATTTCTTAAACCTTTATCTTCTAATTTCATTTATCCAAACTCCAGGCATTTTTGGCAATACTTTATATTACCATTAGTTATAGAATCTCTTAAATCCCAATACTTATCACCATTCCAAATTTCCTCAAATGTTTCTTCCTTTAAATTACCCATAATCATACTTCCTAAAAAACAGCACGGAATTACATACATATTACAATCTACTGCTGTAGTATTCCAAGGGTGCCTACAACGTTTTTTCTTAATATCAACTACTGATTTATCTTGGCTAAGATTAGGAGTTACTATTGACACACCTAGTTCTTTAGCCAATTTTGTGACAGATACTAAAGCATCTATATATTTAGTGTTATCTTTAATTATAAGTTCTTTCATATGTTCAGTATTATTAGCTATTAAAGGAGAAAGTCTTAATTTATTTACTTTGTTTTTATTGGTGTATCTAACAAAGTCTTCTAGTTCACTAATAACTAATTCATTTAAAACTACTGAAATGTTTAAAATGAAGTTTCTTTTAATACTATATAAATATTCTAGATTGCTTAATACTTGTTCTAATCCATCCACCCCCATAAGTCGTTTATAAGTAATAGGATTAAGAGAATTTAAAGATACGGTAAGATAGTATAAAGAACTATTATTTAAGTAGTCTACCATTTCCGGTATAAAGGCATACCCATTAGTAGACATAGAAAACTTAGTTCTATTTTTAGATAAGGAATCTACTAGAGTTTTAAATTCAGGACTTATCATAACTTCACCATACCCCGAAATATCTACCGTACTCGCACTTTCAATAAGACCTTTAACATCTGGAGTTACAAAATCCTCCAGAGTAAGTTTACTTTTATGCATTGTAGCATTATTACAAAAGATACAATTATAATTACAGCTAGTGTTAGGACCTAACATAACAAATATTGGATAGGGTAATTTTTCTCTCATATTAAAAAGGTTTTAACACTGATTGCTTAAAGTAATCAGTAACTCCATTTAGTTTATCATAGTCTATTAAATTGTTTTCCACACAATAATCATATAACTTTGTTCCAGGAAAAGGAAAGAACAAAGACATCTGTATAATGTCTGGCTTTGCTCGTTCATTTAAAGCTCGAGTAGCCTCTAATAATCTATCATCATATGGTACAGGATAACCATGCATATTATAAGAAGTAAGTTTAACTCCAGTAACATTTCTTAACATTCTAAAAGCCTGTATTATCTGACTATTAGACATATGCCTATTAAGAAATTCCTTTCTAAAGGTCTCATCTCCGCATTCAATACCCATACCGACGTATTTACAACCAGTTTCATTAAATAGATTAACTATTTCAGTATTAACATTCTCTACTCTAGCCATACACCCGTAAGGCAATCCTACTTCATCTCGTACTCTAGTAAATAGTTCAGTAACATAATCCTTATCAAACAATATCATTTCATCGCCAAAGTAAAATATCTTTACTGGATAGGCGTCTTTCAAATACAATAGTTCTTTTATTACACTATCTACATTTCTTTTTCGTAAAAATCCCTTCTTATACATAGTTAAGTAATAACTATTACAACAATAAGAACAAGCATATGGACAACCTCGGGTAGAAAATACATAACAAAATCCAGGTAATGGAGCATTTATAATAACAGACCTGGGTGAAAATAGTTCATATTTAAAGTCAGGTAAGGTAGTTAAATCTGTACAATCTCTAATTGGATTAATCTTAATAGTTCCATCAATATCTCTATATCCTAAATTAGATATTAAAAATAAGTCATTAGTACCAAACTTATTCAAGAACTCTCTTATAAAGTCTTCCCCCTCACCAACACAAATGTACTCAATATAAGGACAGTCTTTTAATATTTCTCCTCTTACTATAGTAGAATGAGCACCACCTAAAAGTATTGGTAAAGTACTTGATTGCTTTATTAAGGTAGCTATCGATACCGCATCCTTATAAAATAAAGTAGAAGCTGAAATTAATACTATATCAAAGTTACCTGATGTTATCTTTTTACTTACTATATCTAAAGGTTCATAAACAGTATCAAAGAAAGTAAGGTCATGACCAATATCTACTATTACAGAAGATATATACCCCGCTCCCCTACCGACACTAGTTTCACCATTTAGATATACAAAAGCTATCTTCACAGAACTCCCCACTCTCTATCTTGATTTCTGACTACTTGACCTTTGCGAGACTGATACAAATTATAATTATACACCCAAGCAGGATTATCATTCTTGGCTAATGGATTATGTTTACCATGAAACATATGCATAATTTGAGCATTAGTCCTAGTCCTACCTATATTAAAATTAGTCATTCTCTCAACAAAATCATTATCATCAGCACAATAAC